GTTTAGATAATTCCTCTATTATTTTCTCCCTATTCCCTGCTAAACCTTTAACAATTTTACTAACATTATTATTATCTATAGTTAATGTATTATGTACTACTAATGTAGCTGATGTTTGGCTATCTGGCGTTAAATGTTTGGCTATCTGGGGTTTATCATAAGTGTTTTCAGCTTTCAAAAAAGTATCATTAACAATATAAGTTTTACCAGATCGACCTCTAATATCTGATATAATATTTAGCTTAGATAGTTTAGATAAAGCGGTTTTAACTGTTGATCTACACAAACCTGTGTCTTTTGATATAGTTTCGTGCCTTAAATTTGCCTTATATCCATTCTTCTTCCAAGCATATTTCATAACAGATAAAAAAACATTTAAACAGGTAGATTTCTCTTCCCCGTTTAAAATATCTAAGTGATGGTATAGTTTATAGGTTATATGTAGAAAACCTCTGGTTGTTATATTCATTTTTTCTCCTTTTATTACAGTTTATTACAGCTTTTATGGTGGTGGTCGTGCAAAGATCGTAAAACTTGATACCATTCAAGCTCTGTCATCAATTCAAACTCTGTCTTAGAGCTACGCACACGCTTGATCCTAAAGGTTAGGCTACCTTGTGCCAATTCCTTATAGAAAACTAAAAAACAGGGTATGTTTAGGCGTTTAGCAATGATCTTTGACAGGGTTGTAGACTTATATTTTTGATTTTTATCGTAGCAAGTCTCAATGATAGCTAAAGGTTCATAACAATGCTGACAACATTCAACACTATCAATATCAATCATGGCAATGCCGTCATATTTTCTGTGCCAATCATTATAGACACCATTACTGAAAGCATAAGTGTATCTTGCCATTATTTTTTTTTAATTTTTTCTTTTAACTGATGAAAAACTTCATACCAAGTATTACATTCATCACACTCATACATACTAACAATAGAATGATCTGAATCTGGATAAGTATCTTCAGTATCATAATCATTATTCCATCTAACATTATTGTTACAATAAAAACATTTCATTTTTTTTTAATCCTTTCCTTTAAGGTTTTGATTTCATATTCCTTAACAGTAATCTCAGTTTCTAAGGTATCAATTATCTTACGAAGTTTAGTTATCTCACGCTTATGGCGTTTCAATTCCTCTGGACATCCAACCTCTTCGAATATATTATCGTATGTCATTTTTCGTATATAATTTTTTTTACTACACACCTTGGATAGCAAGATATATTACCAACAGATAACTTGTTACCATCATAAGAATAACTACTAAATATGGTAATCTTCTTCGGAGTTTTTTCATACAAGTATCCTATATCCTCACACCAACTAAAATTAAAATCATCAACATCTTGTAGATCATCATACCATTGAGAACTACTACAAATGTCTTGCCAAATTACTCGAACCTTTTTGTAGGGTAATTTATTTTTGGGTTGCTTCGTAATAGGCTTCATACAAATCCTTATAATCTACTTCATTGTTAGTAAGTTGTTTTATCTTAGCTACAATATGTGGCTTTGGAAAACGCTTGTCATTCTTAACTGTCAAGCAAATTCTTTGAGCAGTAGTCGCAGGATTTATACCTTTAAACCCTAGCTTTAAACCTAGATTATAATAAGATAGTTTTTCTTTGAGTCGCCAATCGTTTAGTTTCATTTGATTTCCTTTGTTTGTTATATTTTTAGGTTATATATACATAAGATAAAAGGTTTGACAACTATTTTATTTAGTGTATACAGATTTAAAAATAGGAAGGAAAAAAATGGATAACGAACAAATAAAAAAAGCTGAAGATTTAATCTTACTTCGTCAGAAGAAAGCATTCTCAATATTCAATGGCGGTGATGGTTTAGATCATTGGTCATACTCAAGCACCTCTACCCCTATGGCTAAGAATTTAATTTCTTATTCGTTCCCGCAAGAAGTTAGAAGGAAGTTTCCTTTTAGATACAAACCTAACTTTGGAAATTTAGTTAATAATGTAGTGCAGAAATTAATTGCAGATGTAATTTATAAATCAAAAACAATTAAAGAAACAGAATGGGATAGAGATTATAAAGTTTGCTTTGATAGTGAAATTGAAATTTTAAATCAAAGTCCGCCAGTAGATGAGAAGGATAAGCAAGGCAGACAACAGATGATTAAGTTTGCAGAAGATTGTATTCCAATAACAAAAAAAGTTGTTAAAGATTTATTAGGCGATGACAAGTTAGTTTGCGAAAGATATGTTGAAGTTAAAGAAGAGTTAATGATCAAACCAATACTAGGTAGAGTAGACTACGAAACTAAAACAAAATTTATAGAACTAAAAACTAAGCCACCTAATTTAAAAAAGGTTAAAGGTAAAGATGAGTGGAACATGATCACTCAAGAACTACCAACCGAACCAACGATTGAGAATTTAACACAGACTTCATTCTACTTTATAGCAACTGGGAAGATACCCTTCTTAGTTTATGTTAATGACAAAGATTATATTATCTTTGATCAAAGCCATGAGTTGATGAAGGCAGATCATTTAGAATTTTTGTATAACAAAATGGTACAAAAAATTTTAACATGGGAGAAGATGATTATGTTCTGTGATGGAGACATCAATCAGTTAGCAATGATGTGCGAACCACCAGATCTAAATCATTTCTTTTACTATAAAGATCTAGCAGAAGAACAAAAACAATTAATAACCAAACTATGGGGAATGACATATGAAAAATAATATATATAAAAAACTACACAACGCTTGTATCAATGCAGGTGGTGTTAAAAAAGCAGAGAAGGTTAGAGGGATGCACTTCAACCCACTACTACATGATGCGGTACAAGAAACTGCAACTCAAGCATTACTGGATCAAGGATTATATCCTACTTGTAGTTATAAAACTGAATTGAATGAGAAGTTTGTATTGGTAACTTGCACCATGACTATTCACGATGTTGAAAATCCAGAAACATCAGTAACGATTGATGGATGTTCGGCAATGGGTGGATTAGATAAGTTTGGAACAGGTCAAGCCATGTCTTACTCAAGAAAATATGCTTTCTTAAATCTGTTAAATTTAAAAACAGGTATTCAAGATGATGATGGTTACTCAGCGAAACCATTTAAACAAAATTCTGTGGGAGCAACTACAGGATCTGTACCAAATAATGGTATGGTAAATAACAACCGACAAGTAAGTCGATAAAGGAGAAACAATGTCTGAACAATCAGAAAATATATATATCAATCTAGTTAAGAACCCTAAGTGGGATGGTGTTGAAAGTAATCAACCTATCTATGTTGGTCCGCCAAATGTGGAAGCACAACAAAAGGGTAAGAACTGGACCATTGGTGCTAAAATCAATGGCGTTTGGTATAACCAAGCTGCGTTCCCAACTAAAGATAAGAATGGGAATAAAGTTCCAGGTGGATTAACAATTAAGTTAACACCTTCTGGTGCAGGTAAAAAAAATGACTTTGCATCTGGATCAAGTAGTGGTAATGATGAATATACTTTTTAACTTAGGCTAAAAAGTATCTAGCAGGGTGGGGTTTTTTTTCCCTTTCTATTCGTTTCCCCACCTTGCTAAAAAAACAGAATAAATATGAGCAAGATAACAGACTTAGATAAAAAAATTAAAGACAGTATAGTTGAGGATCGACAAAAAGATTACGGAGATTACCAACATAACTTTACTATCCTTGCAGAAATGTTTACATTGGTATTGTTTGATAGTTTAAAAAAACGAATCAAGCCACACCAAGTAGGTCATATCATGATGGCATTAAAATTATTTAGATCAACACGAGGTTATAAGGCAGATAATTATCACGATCTATCTATCTATAATGATATGGCGTTTGAGTTACACAAAAAAGATGTTGCCAAAAAGGATAAAGTATGACAAAATTTAAAAGAATTATCAATGGAGAATGTCATTTTGAAATGATCGAACTCTTTGATGATGTACAAAAAGCTGCAAACAACTCGAACAGAGGAGAGTTTGTAGAATGCAAGATCCATAATCTTAGATTTGATTTTGCAAAAGTAACAAAGGAGCATGATGGAAAACATCAAGATGCGTCTGCAAAAGCTGAAGGATCTTCAAGAGAAGAAACATCAGAAGTATCTGGAAGCGAAACAAAAAGTAAATAAGTATCAACAAGATTCTTATAGATTACTTTGGGAAATTGAGCAGACAAAAGAACAGTTAATGGCAAGTTAAGTTATTAACTTTATAATTGAAAAAAAAAGAAAGAAAACAGTAGGGGATCTATGACCATAAATGTAAGTGAGCATTACAAAAAACATATTAAAAATCTAAACAACAATCATTTTATCTACAAGGTTAAGAAAGCATTTTATCTTCTCACGAACCAAGAAGAAAGATTATATGAGGTAGGGTTCTCGGAAGGATTTTTATATGCAGCTAAAGTTCTGCAAGAAAAAAAAGAAATAGTAGATAGCAACAAAAGAGTAATTGGTGTTGGATATAAAACCGCCAACCCAAAATTAATTGATAAAGCATTCGATCATGTATGCTCTAAGTATTACATTGGTAAGAAAACTTTACTAAGTAAGGATAGACACAGAGAGATTGTAAGAGTTAGAAGCATCATGCACAATCTTTTATTTGAAGAGTTTGGTATTAGCATATCTTCTATTGGTAGATACTTTAATCAAGATCACACCACAGTTTTATATTCATTAAACAATAAACAAAATCAAACTAGATATTGGGGAAGGGAGTATTCAATATGGCAGGAGTACGAAGAAATAAAAAAGGTATTGTCGGAGTCAACTGGCATTTAAAGTTAAGATTAAAGATAGAGACTTTAGAAAACCTAGTTGATAAACTGTATAGAGAAAATCAAAAGATGAAACGAAGATTAGAAAAGCACGAAGGTACTAGAAGTACAGTTAATTATTATAACAATAAAACTATTTCTTCTTCTTAGGAAAACCCATCAGCATATTCTTGTATGCTTTAGCAGAGATAGTAGATTTCTTTTTAGATCTACTGATCCCTTTTTTCTTTCGCTGATTGATGTTGTAGTACAAACCTTTTTTCATTATTTCTTTTTCTCCATACCTTTCATCTTTTTCTTTTTCATTGTTGCATAAAAAACTGACTTACCTTTTTTACCACCATAAGTCTTTTTCATTGCCTTCATTACTTTTTTTCCTTTTGCTGTTAATGGCATTTTGTTTCTCCTGTTGTTGTTTATATTTTAATTCACAATACTTATCGAAGCAAGAACCATCTTTACCATCATGACAAAAATATTCTTTTTTAAGAGTAACTATCCATCCACCTTCATTGCTTAATAATTGTTTACCGCATTCCTTGCAGTAACCACAAACTAATACTGTTGATTTTTTTTTAACCCAACCTTTTTTTTTCATAAAATTTTTATACATTATTTTTTTATTGAGTTCAAACTGCGACAATATGTATCTAAATTGGCTATTGAATTAAATATCTAAATAGGATATAATCTATTTATAAAAAAAAACAAAGGAGAAAATATGAAAACACAAGAAAACAAAAAACCTAAAAAATATTTAGGCATAATCTATATTGGCATGGGGGGTTGT